TACTGTAAGAGTGGTGTTAGAAGGAGCTGATCCGTAAGTTTTTGTGTATAAAAAATTTTCCGGGGATATACTTAAATCAACAACTCTTTCAAAATAATTTAATCCAGACCCTACATTAAAAGGATTAGGAACAATTTCTTCATCGACTTCACTGCTAACGCCACCTCCAAATTGTATTTCAGTTCTATCATCTAATCTAAGCCTAGTTACAAATCTTCTTTCTGTTTGTAAATAAGTTAATAAATAAGGTGCAGAATCTCTGTATTGCGACAAATTTTGGTCATTATGCGGTAAATTTTGTACAGGAATTGGTATAGTATCTTGAGCTAAATAAGGCACTTCATACCACTTATTTCCATCTGAATCTGTTACGCTTAATATTTCAAGAACATTATTTTCAGGTAAGGTGATTTTATCATAAGGTTTAGGTGCTGCAAAACTAAACTGTCTTGATAAAATAGTTCCAGATACTGCTTTTACTTTTTTCCTAAATAGATAATTTTCTACTTCTCCTGCATTATCAATAGAATAAACAGATATTTCGGTAGGGTCTAAAGAAGAACTGTACCTAAAATCGACAGATTCAATTGTTCTAAATGTTATATTTTCTCCACTTGTAGCTACTAAACTAGAATCTATAGATAAAGCATACTTGAAATCAGGTTTGTTATTAGGTCCATTTCCGGTAGAAGGAACTACTTGATAGATATCTAAATCTACTGATGCTCCTGTTATTAAAGATGGCTTAAATCCTAAAGAGTTAGCAATATTGTATAAATTTATTTTTTCTTGTACAGTGGATAATAATGATTCTCTTAACTGAATATCAGTGTAAAATGATAGAACATCTCCTACATAAGAAGCTAGTTCTATAAACATCATACCTGGAGAGGCTTCATTAAAATCATTATATGTATCAGGAAAGTAATTTTTAGAAAAATCTATTAAAGATTGTCTGAATTCTCCAAAATCTTTATTTACATATTTTACATCCTTACTAATTAAATTACTTCTTTTACTCATTTTTATAATATTTCAGCGGCTAAATCATTACCCGAATTATAGATTACTACTGTTCTATTGGCGCCTCGTTCTGTAACAGAAAATGTTATTCTCACATTAACTGAATTTTCTTGCTCTGAATACCCGTAGTTTTGATTACCTCCAATACCTACACTTAAATCTTTAAGAACTATATAAGGAAGCCAAAATCCTATATCTTCCTCTAGTGAAGACTCTAAAAAACCTCTATTAAACGAACTGTTTTGCTCAAAAACAAAATCTCTGAGAATTGTTCCAAAATTAGGTTGCATATATCGCTCACTTTTTCTAGTCATTAGTAAATTTATTAAATTACTAATTGCTTGCTCTTCGGTAGTGTAGGATAGTTTAAAAGGTCCTACATCTCTTGATGGTTTTTTGTTGTAAGCTTCTAAAGCACTTTTAACAAATGTATTTCTATTAAAAGGTAATAAAATTCCAACGGCTTTGTCTAATTTCGTATCAGGCGGATATGCCTTGTATATTATTCTAGCCATTATTTTATTTTTTCTGCTTTTTTCAATACCGGTGTATAATTTCTAGAAAGTAATTTACTCATTAGATTACCTCCTTCTGATGAGGGTAATACAACTTTTCCATCCATATCAACTAAAGGTTCGTGTGAATAGTTAGATATACTCATATTTTCAGTAGTTACTGAAGGACCATAATCCATATCCGAACTGTTAAAAGGCGTAGTTCCTGATAGAAGAGAGTCTAAAGAACTATTAGATTTAATTGGTCTTTGTTCTCTAGTATAAGTATTTTCTACTACCTTGCTTGTATTTTTACTATTTAAATTATTAAATTCTTCTCTAATTATAGATTTTATCTCCTTTTTTAATTCTTGAGATATTTCTTTTACTAAGTATTTTATAAGTGAATTCTTGTCCATGTTTATAATAAATATTTAAACTGCATAATAAATTTAAAAATTAACCTCTACTATTTTATTTAAGTCCACTAATTCGTGAGATAAATGAGCGTAATTATCTTCGTATAAAGTAACTTCTAGTTCTTTTCTTATACAATCTGAATTAACTAATATCTTTTTTTCTACAAGCATTGATTCTTCTAGTATAAACAAGTTGGTTGAAAGTAATTTTTCTATATCTGTATTATACTTGAATTTATCTCCTACTATATACCAACCAGGTTTACAATTTTCTTTTATAACTAATATCAAATAAACAACATCTGATACTATTGCTAAGGTTCTTTTACTTTTAAGAATAGAAACTATCTTAAATAAATGACCATAGCATTTACCATCAGGGTATATGAAATCTACAGGTATATTAATTAAATCAGTTTCCGGATTAAAAGGAGTACCGGGAAATCCAGGTCCACCCGGTCCGTTAGGTCCTCCGGGTCCGCCGGGCTGTCCGGGAGCGCTATCCGGATTACCTGTTCCGGGTCCGCTAGGTCCTCCGGGTTCACCAGGTCCACTAGGATTTCCGGGAGTTCCAGGTGGTATAGCTGTTCCTTCACCTTGAGGCGTATCGGGCAAATTAGCAGGAGAACCGTCCGGTTCCGTAGAGCTACCTGCGACTTCCGGAATAGGCTCTGTATTAGAATTACTAGCACCTTCAGGAGTTCCCGGCGGTTTCATTTTGGGGAGAGCGTTGTTAGGATTAATAGAAAAATTAGGTAAGTCGACAGATGGATTACCTATTGAATTTGCAATAGAATCGGTACCTCCGGGCATATCAGGAGATGCGGTTATAGAACCTCCTGTTTTGCCATCCATTCCCGGTATGCTATTTGTAAAGCTTGTAGGAGCTACCCTAGATAATCCGTCAGTTCCTAGTTTAAAATTCGAAGGTAATGAGGGAGGTTGTGGAAATCCTTGCGAACATCCCCCACCCCAAACACCTCTGCTAGGATTTATAGTGTACTTGGGTCTTAATGATATAATACTAGGTAGTCGTGGGGAAACTAAAGAAGGCCCTCCAGTAGGAGATGTGGTTATACCTCCTGGGCCTGCTAATGCTTGTACTTCGCTATGTAAGCCTAAAACAAAATCTACAAGGTCATCAAAATCTACATCATGTTTATCTGTAGTTAGTCGTATTTTTGAAGCAGATAAATACATTGTTTTTTTTGCAATCAACATCATATTATCCGTCTTTGCTTGCATTACAATTCTATCTGCATTTGTAGCCGATTGAGCTTTTCTAGAACTTGGAATACTAGATAAAGGAGAAGGACATGCTCTAACAGATACAAATCTTGATAAGGCTTGGTCAGAAGTCCAATAAGTAGTAGAGAAATCATTAGCTGCGTCTTCTATAGCGTAGGACAATGAATCTTTTATTTCTCTATTGGGTATATCTTTTACTTCATTGGGTAATGGTTTACTTGGTCCTATAGGTTTATTAGCCACTATAGTTATTGGATTTCCGGGAGTTCCAGACTTCCATGTCGGTTGTACCTCATGTTGTGGATGCGGGCCTGATCCAATACCTAGCCTTAGAGAAGAGCCGCCTCTACCAGTGAAAGTAGTATCTCCTTCAAAGGGTTGTATAAAGTTAGCGGTGTAGGGTCGTTTAGGGAAAGTATTTCCGGGAGTAACAAAAGGAGGTGCCGGTTTATTATCAGATGACTTAGATCTATTAGACGCGTGAGGTATTTGATTTATTACGGAATCATTAGTTGAATTAATAGGTAGAGGAATATAGTATAGTACTTTATCTAAATTTGGAGCATCTGTACCATCATATCCAGTAAGCTCAAAAACAACTACATGTTCTCCTCGTAAAGGTATATTTCTAAAGTTAGTGAATAAAGGTCTAGCATAGTGAGCGCGAACATTCCCTATTAAAGAATTGGGGTGTAACTTAATTTTTACAGAGCCTAATGGAAGTGTTCTACCTTTGTCATCTTTTTGATTTTTACCATACGCCTTAGAGGTCTCTATCACTTCCGCCGATACTAAATAGCCCATCTTCTAGTTGTTTATCTATGTCTTTAAATTCATCTAATAAGTTATCCTCCGCTTTTTGTAGCATCTTTAATTCAGTCAGCTCCTTTTGCGTTTCTTGTGATAACTCTTGAAGT